CAATACCTCCCACGCTAGAGCCACCTGATCCGCCTTGCGGGCCTCTCGGAACGCTGCCACCGCCACCGCCACCGCCTGAATATACTAAAGAGTTAACAGGCCAAGTTGTGCCGCTGCCGCCTGGACCACCATTACCACCCGGAGTTGGATTACCGCCGCCACCTGAGCCGCCGCCACCTGCTGCATAAAAAGTACCAGATGATCCTCCCGGATTTCCTTGTCCCGGGGTTCCACTCCCTGGTGAAGAAGGGTTAGCGCCTGCACCACCTCCAGATCCGCCAGGATTAGCATTAGCACTAGGACTACCGCCGCCGCCGCCACCGGTGGATGTTACGGGAGCTGGGCCGCCAAATGTGGTGTCACCGCCTTGGTAAGTGGCTCCTGGGTTACGTGTGTTTGGAGGAGCGCCGGGGCCGCCAGTTCCGACACTGGTAGGATAGGTTCCTGCACCCAGTGTCACAGTTCCAGAAGCATATCCGCCTGCGCCACCACCACCGCCTGCGCCAGCATCGCCGATATCGCAGCCACCGCCACCGCCTGCACCGATCACAAGATAATCTGCTGATTTAGTAGACGATCCTGATGTGAGCGCGATTTTATCTGCGTACTGTTGATATTTAGGATTAAGTAGAACTTTTAATTCGCTTTGTCCTCTGAGAAATGTATGAATTCTGTATCCGCCTGCGGTAACTACAGAATCTCCACCTTCTATAATCCATAGATCTTTTGGTAGATCTACGGTATTTGGTTGTTCTTGTAGATGATTTTTTCTAATGCTAGTTATAAATGGCATTGGTTAACTCCCGTGATATGATATTTATCTATTAAACTGATGAACATATTACAGTTTCTATTTATCGTTTTTTAGCGGTTCGCAGTGTTAAATAAAAGCCATGATCGTAAAAAAAGACAATGTACTCGCTGATGCAGATCTTGCACATCTGCAACAATCTCTGCTAGGAAACGATTTTCCTTGGTTTTATTTTCCTTATAAAGTAGGTAAAAATTACAGTGATTATAAGGGCAACGAATTTGACTTTCAGTTTCAGCACATTTTTTACAATAACTATTCTGCGCAGAGCAGGTACATTGATGCATTGCAACCTTTGATAAATTTTTTAAACCCATCTGCATTAGTGAGAATCAAAGCAAACCTAACTACGAGAACACAGGATATAATCAAATATCCTATGCACGTGGATTTTGAAAATTTCAACGGTGAGACTGCTATATTTTACGTAAATTCTAACAATGGTTTTACTGAATTTGAATCGGGCGAAATTATCGAATCAACAGCTAATAGGATGATTATTTTTCCCGCTGATATGCGACATACCGGAACAACTAGTTCCAATGAGAAAGTGAGATGTGTGATTAATTTTAATTATTACAAATGGAAAAATTGAATTATTCTTTTAACGACAAGTACAATGACGGCCAAAGTTTGGTGCACCTAATAAATTTAAAATTAGGATCGAATCTCATAGGTTTAGAACTAGGAGTTTTTAAGGCTCATACTTTCTGCACGTTTTTATCAAATTGTCCAAATATTAAAAAATTATACGGAATAGACGCATTTTTACCTTATGTTGATCGATTGGCAGATCCGCCTATTATCTGGGACGAAAAAGCTGTAGATTGTATAAAACACACTGCTATACACAACATTAGATTTTGTGATAATAATCACAAAGCGGAATTAATTGAAGAGGATAGCTCAAAGGCTTTAGGATTATTCGACGATGAAACTTTCGATTTTATATTCATAGATACTTATATGACTAAAGAACAAAGCGACAAAGACCTTTGTGAATGGTATCCGAAACTGAAAACTGGGGGCTTATTTTCTGGGCACGATTGGGACAGCGTATTGATTCAACAGTCTGTTCTCGAATTTAGAGATAAAAAACATATTACTGCACAGCTTAGTTGTTTTGACAACACATGGTGCTGGATCAAAGAATAGTTGACAATGATTTTGATCGTTAAAGCGGCCTTTAAATATAATATTAGGAATAATTTATGACATCTATGGTAAATGGGATATTTCCCGGAGAAATTAAAGCCAGCACAACAGTAGCTGGTTGTATTGATATTTTTGAAAATGCTTGGCCGAATCCATCTGAAACTATAAAGATGGTCGAAGAAGAAGCATCCAATCCAGACAGCGGAGCTTTTTGGGAACAGGCAGGAACTGTAACCGATGGGCCTTTTCAAAATTATAGAACCAATAAGTTGATGGCTATTACACATTTGGCTCAGGTAAGCGGCAACCCCGTTCTGCAAAATATTCATAATCAACTTAATCTTTTATTATTAGCGTCAACTATACCTTATGCAAAGAGATTAGGCATACAAGAACCTTTTTGGCACGAGGGTTATAATTTATTAAAGTATAGGGGTGGAGAAGAATATAAGGCACATTATGATGGCGGCACAGCTATGGCTAGAGCAGTATCTGCTTTAGTATACCTTAACAACGATTACAAAGGTGGAGAATTAGAATTTACGCATTTTGGTGTAAAGATCAAGCCTCAGCCTGGAATGTTAATTCTATTTCCTAGTAATTTTGCTTATACACACGTAGCACATCCCGTAATCGAAGGAACAAAATATGCCTTGGTTACTTGGATCAGAGATCGACAAATATGATTTTTAACAAATCTAAAGAAATCGTTTTAGATTGTTTTACTCATGTTCCGTATGTCTACGATCATGCAAAAATAGATCATGCAACAAAATTTGTCCCGAATTGGTGGAAAGAAACTCCTGCTGTGAATGTTGACAGCGAAGCTACTATTAAAAATTGTCCTGGATTTATTGAATTTTATAAAAAAGGTATCGTTATTCCTTCATGGTTTGAAATGGATGTAGATATTTTAGAACAAGGGAATCCCGAATTGTATAGATGGCAGGCCAGCAATCAAGATGTTAATACAGATAACTCTCACAAACCTTCTCAGTTTTTTGGATTTGCTGGCGAGTCTGGTAAAAATATCAAAATAACTAGCCCGTGGGCCTTTAGAACCAAAGAAGAAATTTATTTTACCTGGACACAGCCAACTTGGAATATGAGGGATCTGCTATGCGATTTAACGATACTGCCAGCAACCGTAAACTATAAATTTCAACACGCTACAGAGATTAATTTTTTTATCGTTAATCAACTGCAGAGTAAAAAAATAAATATTTCACCGTTAACACCGTTGGCTATTCTGCACCCTCTAACTGAGAGAAAAATAAAAATAAAAAATCATTTAGTAAGCAAAGAAGAATGGCTGAGAATTTTTGGCGTAGATAGGTTTCTTTTTAGAAGAAATTCAGATGATGCTGTAAAATTTTACAATAGAAAGAAGAAATTGCAAACATCAATAGAAGAAAAATCTTCTTGCCCTTTTAAAAAATACTTTGGATAAAATATGAGTACACAAAACGAATTTTCTAAAAAAGGTTATTGCATAGTTAGATCTGCAATATCTGATGAGTTGAGAGATTTTGTAACACAGACATTGTTATTTGATGAGAGTCAAAGATTCGTTCCTGGCATCAACGGAGAGGACGCTCAGGTCCCCGGATCGTACGCTTCTTATGCTAATCCAGTCACGGAAACAGTTTTACTACATCTACGAAAAACTATGGAAGAAGCAACTGGTTTAAAACTTCATCCTACTTATTCTTATTACAGGATTTATAGAAACGGCGCAGAATTAGTTAAGCACACCGATAGACCATCTTGTGAAATTTCCTGTACTTTGTGTTTTAACTACAGCTACGATGACAACGCATTTAGTTGGCCCATTTACATCGCAAACGATTTTCCTGCCGATCTTAAACCAGGTGATATGTTAATTTACCGAGGAATGGATTTACCCCATTGGAGGTATCCGCTGAATCATTCTGATGATGTTTGGCACGCACAAGGGTTTTTTCATTATGTTAATCAAGATGGTCCCTGTGCCGATTTTAAATTTGATAAAAGAGAGCAGCTAGGATTACTACCGGAAGAAAAAAGAACACAGCTAAAAAGTTTTTCTAATAAATCTTATTTAGAATTCAAATGATAGACTCTTGGTTCCCCACTTTAATTTCTCATGAAGTTTTAGAAGAATTCAAAGATAGAAATTCTTATTTTTCTAATAAAGCTTACTATATTCAAAAAAATAATGAAAACTTAACAGGTACAACTTGGAATTGTGATACGTACAACACGTTGGGCAAATTTAATTATAAGCTTGATAATGATCAACAAATAAATCAACTGATTAATATCTGTAAATTAAAAGTATTAGAATTTTCTCGGCAGTACGGCATCAATAAATCCTTAGATAGTCTTAGCTGTGACGAGCTTTGGTTTAATATCGGAGCTATAGGAAGTTTTCAAGAATATCATCAACACAGTGATTCACATTTTAGTCTTGTCTACTATGTTAAAGCAAATAATAATTGCGGAAATATTTTATTTAAAACTATTGAATCTTTTGCAGATATGTGTCAACTTCCTATCGATGCCGGTAATTATACATCGGCTTCATATAAAAGCTGTTTTTATACTCCAAAAGAATCGATGATTTTGATTTTTAGATCAAATCTACTACATATGGTAGAAAAAAACAATAGCGACACTGACAGAATCAGTATCGCTATGAATTTTAGATTTAATTAAGTAACAGTAATGGCTAATGAACTTGAGCCTGTAGAGTTAAATGAATGGGTTCTAAATCCGCCAGCGGTTGCAATAGTGCCGCCGGTAGCAGCAAACGAAATAGTTTGCGGAGTATCAACAACTACCCACGTATTGGCTGCTCGTTTTCTTAGATAAAGCTGTTCGCCTGAAGCTAAAAATCCTGTTTTACTTAGAGTTACACCGCCCCCAGCAACTAACTCTACTGTTCCTGTATTGCCTCTGTAAATATACAAGAAAGATCCTACTGGAAAATTAGTTGTACTGTCGGCAGGGACTGTAATCTGAGCTGCTGAAGTATTATTAAAAAATACAACGCCGCCTGCATCTGTAAGTGCAGCAGAATAGTTGCCGGTTTGAGTTGATGTTTCAACGTGTTTGATATTGGCTCTACCCGATGTTTCAATTTCTGTTGTCGTTAATCTACCAGTGCTTGGCTGGAATGTTACCTTTGTAGATGAAACACGAGCTGCGGTTAAACTTCCAGAAGTTACGGTACCAAACAACATATAGTTTGTTCCAGTATCGCTGGTATTATCTGTGACCGCTGGGCCAACAGTTGTAAAACTCAATGTTCCCGAACCGTTAGTTACCAATGATTGTCCGTTGGATCCGTCTGCGGCAGGTAATGTCCAAGTAAGATTTGAAGCAACTGTTCCGGGTGCTTGGAATGCCACATAATTAGAAGAATCTGCATCGGCAAATCTTAAGTCGCCCTGCGCCTGCAGTTGCATATCGCCTGCAATAAGAACTCTACCTGTACCTTGAGGATCTAATGTGATGTCAACGTTTGAGCTAGCGGATACGGTAGCCTGAGAGGTAACAGTAATACCACCGACTGTTGGATCTCCTGCTGATCCGCCTGAAATGACTCTTGCCATATTTTATTCCTCTAATTAAGCAGTAGGAGTTTCGATGCCGTAGGCTACAGCATTCACACTGACTGCGCTTGACCTAACTACTACTAGTTTTCCAGCATCTACTACTATACCTGTTCTTTCTAATACACCTTTAGCAGCTAGAGATACATCATATTCTATGTATTCATCGTCACCCGGTGTAGAGGTGTCGCATATTGCTATTCTAATGTTTGCAGCAGAAGCGCCTCTGTTTACAACGTTTACTGTACACACTGTGAATGTTGCCGAAGGGCAGGTGTATAATGTTGTATTAGTGGCCGCTGATAAATCCGCTGTACCTAATCTTCCTTGTAATGTTGGCATAATTTATTCTCCAATCGTATTTATACTAAAAAGTAATTCCAAGCCACTGGATACCCTGATACACTGCCCTGGAACTCAAAGTGCGCTCTCATCTTGATAGTTGTTCCAGAAACATTGGTGATCTGATTACTGTCTATCTTAATAGAACCTGCTGTAATACTGTTAACGTTTAAGCTAGCACCACCACCACCAATCTGTGCTGAAATATATGCTTTGATCGCACGTTGTGTTGGTACTACGCTATCAGAATCAGCAGTAAAAAACGGATCAGTGCTGAATTCGTTAATTGTTGCCGAAGCACCTCCTAACGCCACTGAGCCTAATGTAAGTTCTTGCAGTCCTGAAATATTAAATGCATCAGCATTTAATGTAGCTACACCAGTCGCTTGTTCAATACTGAACAAGCCGCCAACTCGGAAATTACCGTCTTGATCGGTTGATGTGTAGAACACACGACCACCATTATTTTCCACAGTTTCGTTGGCAGGAATTGGTGATTGTGTAGGTGTTCCTGGATAGTTAGACTCAGTAAAGTTTCCTGTACCAATATCTAAGAAATCATGTCCTGTTAGTCGAACTTGGCTATATCTGATTCTAGTAGTGATAGAGTCACCGTGTTCCGGTGCTTCTGAAACTGTTAGACTTGGGCTGATTTGAAAAAATGCTGTATATGAGCCGTCAAACTCTCCTAAACGAGAAATCACATTAACTAATTTAAATGTTCTGTCAGGTAAATTAGAAAACACTACGTTCGAACCTGCTACAGGTTCTTGAGTTAGTCGTCTTACTGCTACAAATGAGCCTTGTTGATAAAAATCTGCATAGCCATTTCCACTATCTATCTCAGCACCTGCTTGACTATAAGCAGCTCCTCGATTTTTAAACGAAGGATTACCTAATACTCCATCACCTTTTCTTACACTAAATGGTGCTTCGTAGATATTGTTAGAATCTGTTATTGTCATTGTAGGAGCAGTACTGTATCCCGATCCTGGCTCTGTGATTCTGATTACAGAAATCTTTTCATCCGTTACCACAGCTCTTGCTTTTGTAGTTGCACCAGTCAATACAGAACTTGCTACGGTTCCAGCTGTGCTTCTTTGAACTGCTGCCCAAATGCCGCTTCTGTTAGGATTGCCAAATACCGCTGCGCTGAATCCGTTGGCTGCTGTGCTCATAGTTCTCGAAGTCCAATGCACACCATCCTCAGAACTAGCTGCCTGAGTAGATTGACTTACTGCTAAGAACACACCTTGACCGTAACTAATACTGGTCCAAGAGGCTGTAGCGGGCAAGGTGCTAGCTGTCCAAGTAGTTCCGTTTAAGCTATATGCAGCAACAGTACCGCTAGAATTAGAAACAGCAACGAATCTGTTGTTACCGTAAGTAACACTAGTCCAGTTACTGCTGCTTGGCAATGTTCTCAAGGTCCAATTAACTCCGCCGTTTGTTGAGCTGGCTGCTACTGTTCCGCCTGAAGCTACAGCCACCCATTTTCCGGCACCGTAGGCAACGCTAGTGTATGTTCCGGCAGGTAATGCTCCGCCGGCTGTCCAAGATGCTCCGCCGTTCGTCGAATAGGCTGTAGCACCGCCGGTGCCAATAGCCACCCATTGTCCTGCACCGTAGGCAACAGATACTCCTGTTCCAGACATTCCAGCAGGTAATGCTCCCCCCGATGACCAAGTTAGGCCGCCGTTTCTAGAATAAGCAGATATAGTACCAGTGGAAGAAATAGCAACTACAGCAGAAAGATTTGGTCTTGCTGTACCTGTACCTGTACCGACTCCTGTAGCTACAAAATTTATTCCAACTGCGTTAGCAGAAGCACCGACTAAGACATAATCCGTACTGCCTAAAGTAGATATCGTGTACGATCTACCAATCGTAAATGATCCTGCAGTGTCAACAGTAGTAATATTACCCGCTGCAACCGAAACCCAAGTAGTAGAAGCTGGCATTCCTGAAGTAACACCGGTCCACGATGTGCCGTTGAGCGAATATGCAAGATCGCTGGTGCCTGATGCTATCGCAACAAAACTACCTCCTGCTCCTTGTCCCTCGCTATCGAAAGCCTGTATAGCTCCGGTAACAGAATTAACTGCTGTAATAGTTATAGTAATATCGTTGGTTGTTGATGCTCCGCCTAAGCTAGTTCCGGAAATAGTGATAGTATCTAATCTATCATAATTTGCACCAGAAGCTACTTTGCTGATCAAATAAGCATTGCCTCTTTTTACCACATTAAATGTTGCACTGGTGCCAGTACCAGAAGTAGTTCCCGATAATCCTGTGTACGTAGAAACAATATCTCCGTAAGTTGCATCTACCCAAGTTGAGCTTGATGGTAGAGTTCGACTTGATGCAGTGAATCCTGGATTATTAAAAGATAATCTTGGTTCTATCACATAAGTCGATGATGCGTCAGGAGCGACTATAGTAGTTCCTGGAATTATGTGATCCCATCCAGCAGCTCCAGTTGTTTCTTTAACTACTGTAGCTACTTTAGTACCGCTATTGTAGGTATCAATGATCGCAAATTGCCCTACTCCTGTACCCCCTGTAAGGTAAACTTTCATTCCTACATAAGCTGAACTAGATTCATCGTCTGTAGCAGCAATAGTAATTTGAGTTGTTGTTCCTGTTTGAGCAGTATTAGCGTTGGATAGATATCCAAAACCGCCAATATTCCCGTCAGCCTCTGGGGCATTTGAACTATCCTCTACTAGATCTAATAGTCTAACTTGGAATACAGCGTCGTCTCTGAATTCGTCTTGTTCAACATCTCCATTTAGTCCTGCCCCTGTGAGTGTCCAGACAGCTTCGGTAAAATCGTTGCCGGCGTGCTCGTATTGGTAGGCCAACAATTGGTCGCCGTCTGTGAGAATCGATCCTACTACAGGGTCAAATTGGAATTTATTATCTATTATACCTGTATTAGGTGTTTCTGTAGCATCAAATCCTTCTGCCACAGAACCATAATCACCATACGAATTATTTCCGTTGGTTCCTCTGATCCTACCGCCCTCTGTGGATAGGTATCCGATGTGGGCATAGTAGCTAAACACAGAAACAAGTTCTGCGCGACCGTTATTCGCTACCCAAGCACCAATACCATCGCTGATAACCTGTGTGAAATCATTGCTAACTATAGAATCATTGCCGCCGTTGTGTAGAGCGCCATCGATCTTTTGACCTATAGCCGCTGTACCAAATGTAGTTACACCTTGTACATAAGGTGATCTATTGATGATCCAAGTACGATAATCGTCTGGACCCCAACCTGGATCTAACGAACAGTATGCTCCGGCAGATACACGACTGGTTCCATATTCGTTTGCTGGTAACAAATCTCCAGATAGGCCGTCTAAGGTTTGATCTCTGATACCTGTTCCGTCTCTTAGATAGTACATATCTTCTTCTAAGCTGCCTTTTACAGCATTAGAATATAATCTGGCAGCAAAGAGTGTTTTATAATTTCCTGGATATTTCATATCATACTTGATCGCATCAATGTATGAATTAGTGTCTCTTGTACATGATTCTTCATCATAGTATAGAGATACTGTCATTGATCCAGATGCTGTCACTGTTAGATCAAACGGTGTATTTGCATTTCTAGTTGTTGCTATTCTAAATGTAGTTGAACTGACAACATTCTGTACATAATATGTTACACCAGCTTGAACTCCGCCTATTACTGATCCGCTGAATCTAATAGCAGCATTTCTAACCAACCAACTGGTACTGCCTATAGTTAGATAGTCAGTAGCAGCGGATGTGGCAGTTACTGTGCCTGTAAATGTAGTACCAATATAGGCGTTAACTTCTGCTAGGATATAATTTCTATTTCTTTCTAATTGCAGTACAGCGTAATCTGCAGATCTATTTCCCGTAGCACAGTTTGTGCCTTCATTGCTAGCCGAGAATAGTATATCATCGATTAATGTCATCAATGTTTCAATTCTTGACTGGGCGGTAGCATTTCCCCCTACATTTGATTTTGCCTGTGTTTTGGCATAGGTCAATGCTGCACGAGTAGCTGCTTTTTGGTTTAAACTGAATACTTCAGATGCGCTTGATCTTAGATATGCGTAAGCAGCTTTTATGCTTTGGAAATTGCTGTTGAACATAAAGTCATATCCGACAGCGTTTAAAATTATTCTAATATCTCTTTCACACTTTGATTGATTGTATGTTACAGAAGAATAATTTGCAGTCAAATAACTGATTGTGTTAGTCACGATCGTACCTACAGCAGCACTTAGTGTTGTATATGCAGTAATCAGTGCAGTTGTTGAGCTCACACCGTTGGTGGCAGCTGGCCAATCAACCACGTGTGCTGGTATAGAAAGTCCCGATCCATTTGATAACGAGCTGATAGTTGTTCCATCATAACTCGCAGCTATAGTCATTTGGTCGTTAGCCGGAACAGATTTAATAAAATATGTTGTGTTAGCTGTTAAACCATTTGATGTTTCTAAAGGTGTTATAGTATCGCCTACTTGTAAATTATGATTAGACGATGTTGTAATTGTATTAGTTCCGCTGACTGTGATAATAGTTACTGTAGGCGGATTAGCTCCTGTAGAATCACCTGCTATAATATTATAAATGATATCAATATTAGCACCGATAAATGTATTTGCTGCTGATCCCCCAGTTAAGTTGACATTGTCAGTCCACTGGGTAGCAGTATTAGTATTAGATTTTACCACTGAGGTGTTAGCTACTATCTGTTGCATCACAGTTTTTAATCTAGTGTACGCATCTAATGTAGGTGTTATTTCAGTTGCATCAATCATCAATGTGCTGCTGGTGCCGTCAAAATAGGCCAGTCCTGCATTAAGAGATTGAGTATAACCGCCGTATGTTAGATCATATATCATAGCATCGACGATATAACCAACATCTCTCTTACAAGCTGTTCTTGAATATTTTAGATTAGGATATGTATCTGCTAGATAAGCGATAATCTCTTCTTGTATAAATGTTTTATTTTCTTTTAACAGTCGTCTTGCATCACCATATCCGGATAAGTAAGCACCGTTATAACCCGTAGGATCAGTGATAGTTGAAAGATACAAAGTTCCAAGATTAAAATCAATCTTGTGTTTCATGCTTCTAACTAATTGTTCAATATCTTCTTCTTCTACTGAACTAGCATAAGGCCAAGCAATGTCTTGTGTTTCAGTATTGCCAGAACTTTCTGTTACATTATTTCCAAGAATAATGTCTCCTACTACAGATTCTAATCTTGACAATGCTGTCATACTGTAATAAGAATCAGATATATCTACTAGACTACCTGCTGATCCTGCGTTAGTTGAACGTAGTTCGTCACCTTGTATACAGGTTTGTTCTGGAACAATGATAGGTAATGTTTCTCTATATTGACCGGTAGCTACGATAATTAAATTATTAGGAGCATTTCTTGCTGGAATATCGTCGGGTACTCCAGCATCAATAGCATCAGTGACTAATGTAACTAACGATGTAATTTCAGTTATTGCTGTGGTTTCGGCTTCGTAATCATTATCGATGAACTGTTCTACCACAGAAGTAGAATTGTCTCCGTTGGTGACCTGATAATTAATAGTCGGAGCATCATTGTTTAAGACATCTGCTATTACAGTTAACATATAATTATAAGCTGCAATACTTTCGTCTGACTCTACGGCTAATCCAGGATATGCGCCGGGACTGTCTTCAGTGATGCCGCCGGTTAACGCATTAGCCACACCTCTGGTTTTGACATTTCCACCGTGTCCGATATCGTGTATTAAGGCATCTATAGTGTATCCTATATCTCTTTCGCATTTATATTCATCATAGTCGAAAGATCCGCTGAACGGAGATATTGTATTAGCTACTTGATAATCGATCCATTCTGCCACTTCTCGTTGAATAAATGCTCTATTCATTTCTAATAGATGTTTGGCATTTGGATTGCGAGGTCCTTTTTCTACCTGTTCGCAGGCGTATCTAATAGTTTTCCAAGGTTTATCTCTGGTTTTTCCGTGTACAGGTGCAGGGTGATCGGACCCCGAAGTAGCCACAAAATAAACGTGTTCTGTAGCACCAAAAGTTGCCCATTCTGGTACAGATACTCCTGCTCTTAATACCTGTCCCTCTGTACCAATTGGTAATCTTGTTGGACCGCTAGGACTGTAGTAAACAAGATCACCCACTGTAGTGAGTACTTCGACTTCTGATGCTACTGCTAGTGCGTTCCAGTATGTACCATTAGTATCTAAATCCGGCCTACTGTTCGCTGCACCGCCGCCTGTTGCACCGATCGTAGATCCGTCATCTCCTTCCGATCTGTGATTCTGTACACAAATATATGCATTGCTACCAAATTTAACTGCGTCTCCGATGGCATATTCTGTATCGTCTGCCCACACACCTTTCCAGAAGATACCAGAATTTAGTCTTGACCAGTAAGTAGTGTTTCCTGGCTGTGCCGAAACTGTAGCAGTCATTGTTCCTGCTGCTGTGGTAGGTACAAATGTTGCACCGCCCGGGGTTACGGATATCGAGAAGCTGTTACCCCCAATAACTTGTTTTATGTAATAAGTTCCACCGGTAAAAACATTTCCAAATGTAGTACCTGTAAATCTTACAATCATACCGGCTACCATACCAGTAGTCGATCCGCAAGTGAACGGGTACGGGGATCCTGAAGAAGTATTTGTTACTGATGTAGATATTGACAGCGAGTCTTGTACAGCAACATAGCTGTAACCATTCTGTCTTACTGCATCGCCTATTTTATAGCTGGTCGCTATGTCCCAATCATTTTGCCAACTGAAGCCTTCACTGAATAAATCCCAATTTGCTGTAGAGGTACTTGGATTTGTTCCTGTTGTTTCTGCTTTGGCGATGTATTGATTTCCGCCGTATCTTACAATATCGCCAATTTTATATGTAGTTCCGCTATTATAACTGTTTTCGTAACTAAATCCGTCAACAAACTGAGTAAAGTTTACAGAACTAAATGATCCACCTGATGTATGTGCAGTTACACAGATCCATAAACCAGATCCGTACTTAACTACATCATTAACCTTATATCTAGTTGTTGATCCCCAGGTTCCTTTATATTCTAAGCCTTGATTAAAAGCGGTCCATTTTCCTTGATCGGCTTCTAATCCTAAAGATGCTGTAGCTGCCGATGTGTGATATGTATTACAGAGATATGTAATACCTCCGTATTTTACAAGATCGTTGACTTTATATCTAGTAGATACTGCCCAATCATTTTTCCAATCAAATCCTTCAGCGTATAGAGTCCACTTTCCTTGATCAGTCTCTAATCCTAACAGAGCAGTAGCGGCAGATGTATGTACCTGATTACAGGCATACAGTAGACCCCCGTATTTTACTATATCGTTGATCTTATATTCTGTTGAAGTCGCCCAATCACCTTTCCATTGTTGGCCGTCGGTAAATTGGTTCCATCTAGTAGGACTGTAGCTTAGATCTGTACCGAACGATGAAGCTGCTGTATGCCCTACTACACAAATATATGTACGTCCGCCGTATCTTACTACGTCATCTACATAATATACTGTGCTGGAAGTCCAATCTCCCTTCCATACAAATTTTATTCTACCTAATTTAAATTCTGCCATTTTAGACTCCGTATTCTATATTTATTACCTGCTTCTATTAAAAGATTTCTTGAAAAATGCTTGGGCCAACATTGTTCCACTGATAGCTGCAACATCGGTACCGGATGTTTCAAAATCCACCGGTTGCCTAATATAAATTGTATCTTCTACCGTGCTATTGATATAATCTGGTCCTACTCTTATCTGTCCTGCAATAAAGCTAGCTGTGGCAATTTCAGATCCGCCTAGAGTTAATCTATTAGCTAGATAGGCTGCTATCGCTCGTTGTGTTGGTACTATGTTGTTAGAATCTGCTGAGAAAAGTGCGTCTGTAGAGAATTCTCTAATCACAACACCCGATCCGCCTATTCTTATTCCGCCTAGTCGTAATTCAGAAAGACCACTTAAATCAAAGAAATCTGCTGAAATTGTTACAATACCTGTAGCTTGCTCAACTGCAAATAATTCACCTGCTCTAAAATTACCGGACTGGTCAGTGGCTGTGTAAAACACCCTACCGCCGTTTTCTTCGTATACTTCATTTTCGGGTGCAGTTGTAAAATTACCTGTAGAATATATTTCAGGATAGTTAGTATCTTCAAAATTTCCTGTGCCAATATCTAAGAAATCGTGTCCTGTTATTCTTACTTGAGAATAATTAATCTGTATAGATCCCGCATTACCGTGTTCTAGTTTATTTCGAACTTTTAATTCAGGAGCGACCCTATACAGAGCAGCAAGACCGTTTCCTATATTGCCTAATTGTTCTTCAGTGATAATTACATAAATTTGACTGTAACCTGCAAAAGTAATTTGAGCACCTGCTCCTGGATAAAAATCCAAGCCTTCTATTGTAACAAATTTTCCAATTGGTATGACGTCAGCAAACCCGTTGCCGGTTATAGTCACTGTGGTGCTTGAAGTTCTATATCCTAGTCCTCGATTTATCCAGCTAGGTTGTCCGAGAACTCCGTCGGCTAATCTGCATTCTACAGCAGCAGGAGTAGTTTCTGCGGGATCTGCTATCTCTACAGTAGGAGGTTCCAGATAGCCCGATCCCGTGTCCCATAGATGTATTCTATTAATTTTTCCAGAATTAATAAAAGGACGTCCCTTGGCTGTACAACCTGTTCTTACTTTATTAAAAGAACTAGTTCCGTCCGAAGTCAATACCCAAGTCGGAGTGCTCAAAGTCACTGATGAATCCTCTGACTGGATATAAGGGTTACCGAAACATACATTAGACCAATCTCTAGATTGGGTAAGTGTTCGTCCAGTCCAGACAATGCCGTCTTCGGAAGTAGCTGCAAAAGTAGTTTCTCCTGTGGTCGGATCTCCTCCTACGTTTTTACTACCGGTATTTCCTATAGCGAAAAATACTCCCTGAGAATATCTCATCTGCACCCAATTGTGGGCTGTAGATCCGTCTTGCGTAGGCATATTATTCGAGTACCAGGTTACCAAATCCAAAGAATAAGCTACAGTTCCTTGACTACTTAAAGCTACCCATCTATTGCTGCCGTATGCGATCGAAACCCAATCTAATTGTGTGCTGTCCTGCACTTCTATAGTTGTTCCAGTCCAGGTATAACCATCTTCGGAATATGCTACAGCGTTTTGACTATTTGCTATAGCAACAAATTTGTTCTGGCCGTAAGTTATATCTATCCATTCGTTAGACGAAGAGTCGCCTATAGTTGGTAACGACGATGTTGTCCACGTAATTCCATCTTCAGAATAGGCGGAAGTATTTTGATCAGCTGCTACTACAACAAATTTTCCACCGCCGTAGATTCCTGCTGTCCATAGTCTGTTTTCCGGCATTGTAAATCCGGCCCAAGCAGCGCCTGTCGAGCTCCTAGCACCTATGTTACTACCGTTTCTAACGGCAATAAACTTGTTTTGACCTGCCATAAGGACTGACCAGTCACCAGAAGTGGGTAAATTAAATGATTCCCACTCTACACCATCGGTGCTGTACACGCCCGCAGTTCCTGATGATGTTAGTGCAACAAATTTTCCACTCGGTGCTGTTCCGCTATACTGGAATTGACTTATGCTATTTGTAGAGTCATCAGTCACGTCCAGTACTTCTATAGTAATATCGTTAGCTGGGGATACTCCGCCAAAATTAGTTCCTTCTAATACTATAACATCTCCGGCTGCATATCCTGCCCCTGCATTTGTAATTGATACTGTGTACGACCTTCCCTGTTGTGCTACATTGAATCTTGCTGTAACAGGAGTCAAAGGTGCTTCTGGTTGATCGGTGCCTGCATCTCCAACTATATTAGTAAAACTATTTGTTATTTCTCCATAAATTAGTGAGCCCCAGGTAGTAGTCACACCGCAGTCTGTGCTAATAGAGCTGAATCCTGGATGAGGAAAAGTGATTCTAGGTTCTATTCGATATCTAGTAGTTGTATCTAAAATAGGCGCACTTGGAGTTCCTGAAATTATATTATCCCATCCGGCTACTCCGTCTGATTCTCTCTCTACACTAACTACTTTAGAAGTTGAATTATAAGCAGAAATTCTTGCATATTGTCCTGTGCCAACACCTCCAACAATTATAATTCGTTTATCTAAATAATCTGCTTCTAAGTTAAGGTCACTGCTGGCAATAGTAATGCTGATTAGGTCTCCGCCAGGAGTACCGTGAACTTGAGCATTATTTTCTTCTACTGAATACCCAGCTCCGCCTATAATTTCGACAGTTGAAGTAGATATGTCTAACATTCTTGGCTCAAATATAGCGTTATCTCTAAAATCTTCAAACACTACATCTGCATTTATACCTGACCCTAAAAATGTTGCTGCTGCTTGTGTATAATTTTGTCCGGCATTTCTAAAAAATAATGCGATGATATCATCAACTGAGTTTCCTGATAATGCTTCGTGGATTGTTGCTTGTTGATTTCTATTATTAACAACCACTGATTGCGGAGTTTCTGTTTCGTCTACACCATCAGACAATGCACCGTATCTACCATATGAGCAGTTACCGTTAGTTCCACGAATTTTTCCTCCGGCCTCTGCTAGATAGCCAATAGCACAGTAATAGGTAAACACAGAAACTAATTCAGCTCGACCGTTATTTGTCACCCATGCTCCAACGCCATCACTAAGGACCTGTGTAAAATCATTACTCACCATGGATCTATTGCCGCCGTTGTGTAGAGCGCCATCGATCTTTTGGCCAACGCAGGCAGTTCCAAAAGTAGTTACTCCTTGAATATAAGGAGATCTTGAAGTAATCCAGCAGCGGTCATCATTAGGACCCCAACCTGGATCGAGACTGACATATGATCCGCCGGTGGGTCTTCTATATAAATCAAATATTGTAGGAGGATTTAATATTCCTTCTAAACCTTTCAATGTGCAATCTCGAAGTCCGGTAGCATCTCTCATATAGAACATATCTTCATGATCGCTGCCAAGAATATTATTGCTGTACCATCTTGCTTCAAGAACAGATTTGTAATTTCCTGGATATGTTATATCATATACTATAGCATCTATAAAATTACCGATTAAAGTTTGAACTTCTGATTCGTTAAACTCTAGAGAAGGGTACGTGTCTGTAAGGAATGCTGTAGCTTCAGCTTGTAAAAATTCTTTGTTTGCTTCAAATGTTTCTATAGCTGTTAGATAAGTCGCAGAAATAATGGCGGTATTAGTCCCATCAACAGTTACTTCCGATCCTGCATCGTTAAGATGATAATTGATATAAGCTTTTATATCATCAATTTTGTCTTGAATATTGTCTGCTGCGATTAAATCACTTGGTCCTGTGGGATCTACTGATTCTAGTTCATTAGATGCACTCTTAGAAGGATTTAATTCTGCTCCTTCTATTAACGAAGGCATCATTGATCGTATTCTATTTAAAACTAGTGAAAGATAGGTATCGTTTAATACAGGAGTGGCTGGTGCTGCGGCTCTGATAGTAGTAGACCTAAGTTCAGATCCTATGACTACTGTTTTTTTAGGTACGATTATAGGTAAGATTTCTTCAAATACTCCGACCCCGACCGAAATAGTAGAAAATCCATCGTAATTGTCATCTAATTGTTTTGCAGCATATCTGATAGTTCTGAAAGGAAAATCAGAACTTAGTCCTCTATGCAATGCGGTATCATCTACTCCGTCAATGTCAACGTATACTACTCTGGCGATTGTTCCAAAGTCTCTATAATCAACTGTTTGCTCTCCTGAAACAGAAACTACTTGTCCTAGAGTTCCAATAGGAACGTTAGTCGCACCTAATGTGCTGCCGTCGCCTGCTAGGGATCTAGAAAGTCCGTAGGTAAGCAGATCTCCAATTTGACGCATACCCACTGTTGGGCCAGCGGCTTGAACTAATACATCCCAATAATCAAATCCTGAACCGTTGTCTCCAGGAAAATTATCAGCAGTGCTTAGGTGTTCAACTGTTGATTCGTATACATCACCTAAAAATATTACGATATCACCGAGGGCATAAGTGTTTCCAGAATTCCACGGACCTCTCCAATTGTGGCTAGAATTTAAAATTTCCCAGTTGCTGGTATCTAAGTAATCTAAAGAACTGCCGTCCGATACATTACCAGTTAGAGATACATATAAATTTCCGCCTCTGCGAACTACATCACCTGTTCTGTAAACAGTACCAACTGCCCAATCTCCTCTAAAATTAATACCTTTGCTAAGGATTTCCCAGTCAGGAGTGGCTGATCCTAGTTGATAGGTAGAATTTATAGGTGAACTATTTGTATTAGGCCTTAAAGAATAATATAAAAATCCTCCGTACCTTACTACACTACCGTAACCATATATGCTGCTAGCTGACCAATCTTGAGAAAACTCAGATCCGCCAAGAAGAACTGTCCATTTACTGCTGTCAAATGTTGTCGTAGAAATAAAACTCTGTGTACATTTAATTACAGACCCTAGGTAGACTACTAAATCATTCAATCTGTAAATAGTTTCACTTTGATAGTTTCCTCGGAATTCTATTCCTTGGAAATATAATTGCCAGGTTTCTCCGGTGCTGTCGTCTGTACCATCATTGTTACCTACTTCAATTCCTTCTTCATTTACAGAGCTATCATGACTTCTTACACATATGTAAACATTACCGTTATATGCAACAACATCTCCTACACCATATCTTATTTGTTCTTGCCAATCTCCCCTAAAGTTAGGATATTCTAGGTAAGACGACAAGTATTGTAGGTCGTCATCAAAAACAGTTTGTGAAGTAAATGCTGTTACAACAAGATATAGTCCGCCTGCATATTTTACAATATCATTTGCATCGTAATCTGTACTAGCTGCCCAAGCTCCTCGGAATTTATAACCGTCTGCTATTTTTTCCCAGGCTGGTTGAACATCAGTGTCTGTGTTGTCTGCTTTGTATTCTTGATCTAGATTAAAATCAGTAGCGTTATGTTGTCTAATACAGGCCCAAGTTGAACCACCGTATCTTATTACGTCGTCTCTGTTATAATCTGTATTTTCAGTCCAAGCACCTTTCCAGGTGTATCTTAATCTACTGATTTTAAATTCTGCCATTTTATTCTTCCGTTAACTTGAAATTCCATTAGGATATGTATATCCTTGATTTATTCTAAGCACTAGTTGTCCTTCTGCATTGATATAGTAAAGACAACTTCTATTATCCCATCTATATTGTGTCCAAATTAAATTATCGAATTCTACTTGGTGATCGGCTGTTATACCTTCATAGTAATCTATTCCTGGTTCAAAATCTTCAAAATTTTCCGCAGGATCTCCGGAACTATTTAATTCTATAGAATCCTTATCCTTTAACTGATCGCTTCTGTAAAAAAATATCTCACCGTCTTCATTTCTTCTAATTAGATATAGAAATCGTTTGGCATCTCCTAAGGCTTCTGCTGGGGTTTGTCCAATATAATATGTCGATGTCATTGTCGCTCCTTAGGAAATCTCTACGTAACTTATAGTAGCATCTACGCTGTCTTCTGTATCGCTGACGATTCTAATACCTGCAGTTTCCGGTAAGATTAATTTTTCACCTTGTGTGATCAGTTTTACGCTGGTGTTTGGCGGAATGGTTAATCCTGTAACATAACTACCTTGTGTAGAATTTTCATCGATCACATACACATCTACATTTACTACATCATAATCTGTGACATTTGATAGATTGCATCCTATGACTGTTGCCCTAACACCTGCGGGAATCTGTAGTGCGTCTACCGGAGTTGTCCCTATATTTGTATTAACAGCGTGTTTGAATATGGTTGGCATAATATTATCCTAAAATTAATGCATAAGCAGCCGCGATATCTGCTGCTGACAACGAGCTAACTGCTCCAGAAGATCCTGCTGGGCTGGCCCAAGTTGCTCCGTCCCATACTTCTAAAGCTTTTGAACCAATATTAAATCTTACCATACCTAACACAGCATAGGCAGTAGGTCTTTGTGCGTCATTGCCAACTGGCGGTACAAAACCGTTAGTACCAGCGATTTTAAAATATCCAGTACCGCTTTGCACTATCTGTGTAACTGCATTGTTTACTATGTTAGTAATAGTATTGTCTACGATTTTAAAGTTAGCTAGTCTTACTCCACCAGATCCATTACCGTCTATGATAATATCTTGTCCTGTAGTGGTGGTGATTTCGTTGTCCCTAAACATAAGATTTCCAACATCTAAAGTGTTTAGAGAAAGGTTGTCCGTTATTACATTTCCGATGTATGCGCTTTTCCATCTAAAACTAGCACTACCTAAGTCGTAGGTATTATCAGTTTCTGGGATTAGATCGCTTTGAATACTGGCATTGATAGTGATAGTGTCTGTTAGACTATCACCAATTATGAGATTACCATTTAACTGTATGTTTCCTACAGCAGAAATGTCTCCAGTGACTGCGAGGTTTCCGGTGATATTTGTTGTGGACAGTATGTTAACGGTACCGGTTCCGTTAGGCTGTAGTTCTATAGAAGCATTTGAATTAAACGTAGAAATAACATTTCCTGTTATTTCAATTTCGTCAACTTGTAATCTAGAGTGGTAAACCGTGGCTTGGCCGCCAGAAGGATTAAAAGTTATAGTATTTAGACTGCTGCTGATAGTATTGCCATAGATACTTAATGTACCTACATCGATTTGATTATCAACAACTAAATTTGTAGTATGAGTAGTTCCATTGATCTGTAGGTCAGTATCAGGAGTTTGGGTGTTTACACCGACCCTAAGATTGTTTACATCAAGATAAAGTAGGTCCGTCTCAAAAGCCAGATTTACTCCGTCACGAGTAAGATTCGACTTCAGGAGCGGTCCAGAAATACGACCAATGGCCATGCGTTCTCCTCATACCCCGTGTTTCACGGTTAACCACCTTACATTGCGGGTTTACCACAGTTTAACCATACGGGGATTGGTCGTCCACCGTAATCACTAGTATTTAGTCAGATTGGTAATTAACCCAGTATGATGGTATAGATATGGCCTAGGTCTTCCATACCGGACACTGTTAAACCGGCACCGCCGGCACCGATTGAGGGTGACCAAACTGAGCCGTCAAAACATTCGAGATAGCCTTGATCTGTGTTCCATCGTGTTTCACCTACATCGGGACTTACACGTCTTTCGGAATCATTTCCTGCCGGTATCACCATGGCGTTGTCGCCATTAAAATTAGTGTACCCTATGCCTGTAGAACCTAGTGTGATAGCGGTATTATTTAGATTGGTTATATCGCTGTCTTGCCACTTAGTTCTTTCAATATAAACAATGCCGGTATCTGGTAAAATTTCTATATCGTCATTGGATTGCAAAGAGGATATAGTGTTAGTAAGTCCGTTTATTCTTGTTTGATTGCTTATATCTATTATGTCAGGATACCAAAAATTAACTTTGGTTTCGTCAGTGAAGTACAGTTGATTCCAACGCCTCGGAGAAGAATCTCCGGTATCCTCTCCCAGCGACCATACCAGATCTTGGCCTGGAATTATACTCTGTGTAAAGTCTGGTGATACAGTTATAGTGTCTACTATACTATCGCCGATGATAAGATTGCCGCCTAAAATAATATTTTGTGGTGTAGTTATATTTCCGGATACATTAACATTGCCAGTAACGTTTGTATCTGCATAAATTTGAGTAGTGCCAGACCCATTGGGATCTATAACTATGTTTGCGTTAGCACTAGAAAAGATACTGTTGCCATCAAACACTAAATTGCTAGTACTCATCCTGTCGTGAAAAATTACTGCACCTGCAGAACTAGGACTGAGATTTATTGGTCCTGTTGAGGTAGTAAAGGTAGAAGAACTGTTGATTATAATGTTGGCTACATTAGCAGCAGTGTCAACAATTATATCAGTCGTACGAATTTCGCCGTTTGCATCAAGGTCGTATACTGAAGAAGGATTTTTATTAATTCCTATGCTGTCGTCGTTGACATCGATATACAATAAGGTAGTTTCGAAAGCAAGATCTACACCGTTTCTCAACAGGTTAGCTTCTAGTAAAGGGCCTGTTATTCTACCTAACTGCGGCATGATTAATTTCCGAAGTTATAAAGAACTGTTACGGATTTGTTTAAAGGCACAGTTCCTAAAGGGCTAGCACCAAAATCTAGGTAATATCCTGCGGGATAACTACCTGCACCGCCATAGAATGATGCTGAAGGTACCCCTGCAGGATTTTGTACCAGTGTCCAGTTGTCGCTGTAGATTTGAAATACGTTTTCAACTAGCACAATCAACGGATACGTATACAAGCCTGTACTGGCGCTACCTCCAGCTACTAAGCTTGGTGGTGTCCAATTAACACCTAGATTTTGTAAAGGTCCAAAATACTGCTCTACAGCATTACCGGGTCCTATGGTCTGTTTAATAACTGTGCCACCGCCTGCTGCTCTAACTACTTCCCAAACTCCGGCGATAAGACATTCTAACTGATTTAGTGTTATATTGTAACGAATAAGACCGTCGGCGTATTCTGAACTAGAAGTTACTCCGGAAGCAGGATATCTTACGCCTGAGGTCTGCGGTCTTTGGGTTGTAGTTCCTTGAGGTAATCGTAGACCGCCTGTGAGATCCATAACAGCACGACCAAACTGATTAGTAAACAGTGTTTGATCTCTTACACTGAATTTACCTAGATGTTTTTGTTTTAAGAATTTCATACTTCTAATGAACTCACTGTAGCTGTTAATAAGCATAGTATAGCAGTACCGTCGCCAGACCCTGCTGCTGTTGCTGTAAATGTATCTCCTACTGAAGCAGATCCTCCGCCCCAAGATCGTTGAGTAGAAGTTGCTGCTACAGTATTCCAGTTAGTTGTTGTCCCTAACGTTAAAATTTTATAATTTGCTCCAGCTACAAAAGATCCAGCAGTAATTGTTCCGCCTGAAGTACAACTTACATGTATAGAATCGTTGTTATCTAAAACTACTCTTTCTTCTGAAAAGAAAAATGTTTCTCCTGCTGGAATAATTAAATTGCTGGCTACAAGATTATATGTACCGGGAGTAGTGTATCCGGTTTTTGAACTATCAACTATGTAAATGTTAACTGTTGATTGATTAATAGTTTCATCAGTTAAAGTTACTGAGCCGGTATTGCAAAGTATAATTGTTGTAACTGCACGTCTTTCTGCAGTACCACCGGTAGCTCCTGTATCTGTAGCTTTAAAAATTTGATAAGCATCAGTTAGTGCTGTTGAAAATACTGGTGTGTTTGTTATCATAATTCTCTCTTATTTAAAATAGCATGCTCCAAACTAGGGATCTACGTCTGCTCATTAATTCGTCTCTGTTTTGTGATGACGCAACGAAGAACACCCCGGAGTTACCAGTTTCCTCTGCACCTGTGTACAATACTGTAGCTCCGGAAAAATAACTAGGTCCTGCTATTGTTCCGTGAGCCTCGTTTTCAATAGCAATTCCGTATTCTACTACTACTCGTCCTGTACCTTGCGTCCTTAACCTTATGTCTGAGTTAGTTAGTTCGTTGGTACTAATCGTAGTTCCTTGAATTTCTAGATTTTGTATTACTGTTCTATTATTATGAAAATATGTATTTTTAATTCCGTCTACAAATACACCTACTGTACTTTCAAATACATCAAATGTAGAAGTTTCAGATTTAAAATATTCTATTGAACCCGGAGTACTAGAATTGTTTGGTGTAACTGAACTGTCTGCAATAATAATTCTAGTGTCTGCTGCTGTGCTAACTCCCGGCGATCTAATTTGAAATGTAGGATTATTTTGAATAGCATCGTCTACATATTTTTTATTAGGTACATCATCTTCATCTACTACTAGAGTTTCATAAGGAGAATCGCCTGTTGCTACCCCGTCGTCATCTAGCTCTCTATTACCAACGTTAACAACACCACTACCGTTTCTAATTAAAATTAAATCTGGCTGAGTTGGATCTGTATATATTCTTCGGAGTTTAAGATTACTGTTTTCAAAACTTAATGGGTTAGGAACGCTACCATTTGCTATGATCCAAGATTCTATAGATTCATCGAATAGAAATACTGCTCTAGGAACCTGTGAAGAATCTACGTAACTTCCTCTGTCGATCTCGATACCTGAGTACTGAAGACTTACTCCTGGTCCAGTTTCTCCGTAATTTAAAATAATAATGTTATCATTAACATTTAAATTTTCAGCACTAACTGTAAGAGTGTCGCCTTCTACAACAAGATCACCTGTTACTCTTACCTGACCTGTAAGACCAGGATCTAAGGTTATCTTAGATCCTTCTCTAGTCTTAATATTATAGTCGCCGTTTACCTGAAGAAACTGTCCCATCGTATTTCCTAAATTACATTGTAGATGTGATTGGTGTTAGTACGATATAGTCTGCAGACGAATCATTTTCTAAATACCAGTTGTATTTGGTCTGATCGTGATTATCAGAATCGTTTGAATCTTCACCTCTCCAAAATTGAGCACCGGTTCCTGGAACTGTACTTAAATCAGGGCTCGATGGAAAGCCATAGGCAATTCTGCGTGTTAGTTTAGCGATGGGCACTAGACCTTGATCTAATAAACCTGTAGTAGAGCCTTGGATTCTCATTTCTCCGGAGGCATTCGGAGTAGTGTTTACTAATTTGCAAACTTTATAGTTTGCTGTAGTTCCGATATCACCTACACGGCAAACAAGAAAACTACTTGCGCCTCTTTGTTTAATAATTACTCCGTCGGTTTGATTAGTAGAACCGTCGTAAAATTCGCAGGTAATTCCTGTATTGCTTGCTGGGGTACCAATAACATCAGTACCAAACACATCTTTTCTAAGTGGACGTCCCATTTGTTTTCTCCTTAAGTTGACGTTCTAGGTCTACGCGGTGGGTACCGCATAAGTCCGAATCATACGGCGCTGTTACCTTATGATACTTTATTTATCCGCGACTCAGCATAGCCATTAACTCTAATTTACCCACGGTCAACAAGACCCTATTAATTTCGTCAATTTCATTCTGTGCTATTTTTAAATATGATGTGCTATGCCTCTGTCTATAATGAACCAGGGCAATACTGTAATTTTGAATGTGTTTTTCTATGATGTTTTCTATCTGATGAACATCATGTGTAAACATAGGAAATCTTTTTCGCCAAGCAGAAAATTGACGACGTAGTTCTGGAAAATCTTTTTCTGATTCTATCTGCATATCTCAGATATTTAAGTCAAACAAAAAGGCTCCGAAGAGCCTTTTTGAATTACTAGCAAGTTTACAATTAAGCAAACTTTAGGTTAGCGGTAGTTACAGCAACCTTGCCTAGATAGTCAGCAGCGTTACCTAAAGATGATGCTGTGTTTGTTAACTCAACATATCCATAACGTGTCATGAAGCTAACTACTGGCTCAAATGTGCTAGGATCTAGAACAACACCACTGCTCATCAACGGAATGTATGGGCAATAGAATGCTGCTGCATCAGATTCGCTAGAACCTTTGTAGCCAACTAGAACATCGTCAGATGTTGCATAGCCGTTAACATAGATCTTCATTGCGCTGTTCAATGTACCAACGAACTTGGTGTTTGTTGGGGCTTCGAATGTGCCTTCTGTTGTTCTTGCGAAAGCAGAAGTTGTTGCGCTCTGTAGCAATGTTAGAACTGTTGGTGATACAACAGCCCAGTTACCTGCACCACGACGTGTACGCTGAGCGATTAGGTTTGCAGTACGGTTGATTTGAACAGCCAAAGCAGCGTGTTCGTCACCAACGAATGTAGCTGTACCTGACACTGCGTTTTGATCGTAGGTTAGTACTGTACCAGCTAACGAATTCAATGATCCGATAACTTCTTGGTCGATCTCAGCAGTGATCTCTTGTGCAAGAGCTGCCATGATCTCAGCTTCGATGTCAATACCTTGTTGGGCTTGTGCATCTTGAGCTGCTTCGAATGTCCAGCGAGCTGACAATTTACGTGTCTTAGCTTCAACTGTTTGTTTCAAGATTTGAATGCTTAGTCTGTTACCTGCGATACCTTCAAGAGCAGCAGTAGCAGCAGCTCTGTCAGTAGCAGCAGAACCAGAATAGCCTTCTGCGATCTTGAATGGGCTTAGTGCCTCTTCACCAGCAGTAGTATCAGTACCGCTTGCGCTGTTGAAGCTATCTGCATAGCGAACACGCAGGGTATGGATCTGACCAACTGGACCTGTCATTGGTTGTACACCGACTAGTTCATTAGCAATGACTGTTGGCATTACACGTCTGATCACAGGTAGGATCACACGATTTAGGGTTGCAACGTTACCGGCGGATGTAGCTCCAGCAGTAGCACTTTCTGCGAGATACTTGCGGGTATTCTCTAGAGTAGTTGCCATTACTGAACGCTTTGTACCTTGAAGACCTTCTAATAGTGCCTCTTTGGTTTCCGACCAGCGTGACTCGAGTAGTTGTGACATTATAGTTCTCCTTAAACTTTAAGTCCCGCAAGCCTGCGGATGTCAAATATTTCGGCGGTCTTTTCCTCGCCGCCGATAGATTGTGCCTGTGCTTTATCGCCTGTAATTTCTTTGCCTTCTGATAGTACTTTCTTCGCCGGTGCATTACCATTCATTACTGCTGGTAGATACTTATCGAACGCTGTACGTAGCTTTTCAGTTTGAACTGATTCTAGTAGACTATTCATAACTTCTTTCTTGTCGCCGGCTAACGGATTTAGCAATTCACTCATTAATTCCTTACGAGTGGCTGAGTCCTTAGCTATGCGCAATTCAGTTTCTCTGTTTTCTACTAGTTGTTGTGTTTCTGCAACAATTTTTGCTGCTTCTTCTAGCTCCGCTTCTCTTTGTTTTACAACTTGAAGAAGTTTAGCTGTTTCAGATTTCTCATTTAAGTGAGATGCAGCATACTCGCTGGCGAAACTTTCAAAAATTCTGCGACCAAAGTCATTTTTACGAGCTGCTTCGATGTCTTCACGTAGCTGTGTCATTTCAGAACGCAGTCCTTTTGCGACTGTTTCTTCGATGATTTTAGCAGAACGTGCAACAAAATCTTTCTTCATAGCTTCAAATTTAACCTTGCTTTCGCGTACCAATTTAACTTTGGTTTCAGCTAGGTCTTTCTTATCAGCATGGAATTCTGCGATTTCTTTCGCTAGAGCATCCACGATAAAAGATTCTAATTTAGTAACATTGCCTGCAACTGCTTTGCGATCTTCGTGTAATTCACTCAATTCTTTCTTAAGATTATTAAGGATAAACGATTCCATTGCTTTGGAATCATCCTTCATTTTCTTAGCATACTTGGCACGAGCTTCAATTAGGCCTTGGCGATCTTCTGCAAGTTCGCCTAGTTCTGCTTGTAGTCTGTCAGATAGCATAGCTTCAACAGCTTCTACCATTGCGGACTTATCGTACTCATATTTTTGAGCGAACTCTTCACGTAGTTCAGCAGTGACTTGATCACGGTTTTCTTGAATTCTTGTTTGCCAAGCGGATTCAATTTCCGATTTGATCTCTTCGGAAATCACATTGTTTTCAAACAACTGTTTTACTATATCTAACATGTGATTCTCCTCTGTTATTTGAGTCCAGAGATAATTCTCTTGAGACTCTCTGCTAGGTATTTCTGTGCCTTAAGATCGCCTTTAACTTCTTGTGCTATTTTAAATGCCTGATATCCACCTGTACTATTCATAAGGTGTTCATAAACTGGAGTTGGGTATGCTCCCGGAGCGGAAGGTTGAGCAACGACATCAACAGTGATAATTTCAAATCCTTGAACATTACCGCTGCCGTCCACTTCGCCAGAGCCTCTACTACTTACTCCCAACTTGACTCCGGAATCCAACATGGTAGCAACTAATTGCCCCATTGGAGTAGGGAGTACTTTAAGTTTTCCGTAGCCGTTAGGACCATCCATCCACATCTTGGTAATCATATGACTAACACGATCTAGATT